TCTTGATGGAACACTTACATTATCAAGATAATAATTTGATGAAGCAAAAGTGGTTGCACTATCAGCATCATCATAATATTTAATATGCGATACACTTGCGACAGGGCTAAACGGCAAATCAATACTTCTTTTACTTGTATGATTGTCGTAGCCTGTATAAAAACCTTCTCGTATCGGAACTTCTGAATCGTAAACCGTATCAATAAATAAATTATAAGTAACCGTTGTTAATGCTCTTGCTGTATATTCTTTTGCCCAGTTATGCACAGTTCTTTCGATAAGAGCAACTGTTACATCATCATCTGAAGAATCAATCTTGCACCATGCTTTGATTTCAGCTTGAGTAACTGCGTAAGCTGTTTCTGCTGTATGAACTTGTAATCCAGCCATTTAGTTTCTCCTAATCTGCGTCTGCAATTGTGTTACCGTCTATTGCTGCCCATTCTAGTATTGCTTGATAGTCTGTGTTATCTGTTGCTGGTGGCACACATCTAATTTTGCCATCTTTCAATGTTGTAGTGTAATTAGCTAATTCACCTGTAGTTGAGCTGTTTACTTTTTTAACTGATTGTATATTATCTTTATCCATTGTATCTCCTATAATTCTGCTGCTGCTTCAAAGTGATAACCACCTTCACTTGCATTTGTACTGTCTTGTGATATTACTCTGAATCTATCAGTTCCAATCATATCAGCAAGACCGTTTTTATTATTTACACCTTTATAAAATTTGTTTGTGTTTCCAGCTTGGTCATAAAATGTAACAGTTGGAGCTGACCTCATTGAAACTTTTAAATCACAACTTCCACCAATATTATTAGTACCACTTGATATTGTATTGTAGAACTTCATACCATTAAATGTGGTAGAAGCTGGTGTAGTTCCGTGGTCATACGATTTTTGATAATATCTTTGACACCTTTGTAAGCTATCACCAAACGATTCATGTTGAAATGATGGTAATGTTGAAGCTGTGTACTCACCTACTTCTAGTTGAACACCTGTAAAAAAAATTTCATTTGCATTAGCTTGTCCAAATGCTAAATTGCCATTAAAACTTTTGGTTGCTGGACTTACTGATTGCCATGTAGATGGAACACCACCACCAGTTGAATCAGACCCAGCATCTAAAAAGATTTGTAGTCTTATACTACCAGCAGAACTATTTGCTATTGCTCCACCTGTGTCCCCATCTAAAACAATAATTTTATATTCCCATGTGTTAATAGAATTAATAGTTACTAATTGTCCAATGTGGCGTGAATCTTCATCTCTTAAATTAACTTGAAAAGTTCCTGTCTTTGTACATTTAACCCAAAATGCAATAGTTAATTTTTGAGCTGATGATGTACCATAATTTAATAATTGTAAATCTTGACCTTCAAAAATTTGTTGAAATAATAACAAGCCGTTAGCGTCTGGAGATGTATCTTGTACATTGCAATCTAATTTTATAGAGTTGCCAAAACCATAACCTGATGGAACATCTGTGCTTTGTGTTACATTAATATTAAAGCCACCTCTTAAATCAAATCTCCATCTATCTAAAGCAAAGAAACCTGTTGATGTTCCAGCCGATACATTCCCTCTTTGATTTATAGTCATATCACCATTGATTATTAATGGAGAAAAATTTTGTCTTAACGAATCACCACCAACATTAGCAAAAGATAAAGTTCCAGAGCCATTTGTGACTATGCCTTGATTAGCAGAGCCATCAGCACTAGGCAAAACCCAAATTTTATCGCCTGATAATGCTGGAGCTTCAAAGCCAACATAGTTTGCACCTTCATAAAATCTTAATTCATTGTTTGAGCCACCGATAGATAAATTTCCAGCAGTTGTTAAAGCACCACCATCTGCAATACTTAATGCGTCATCTCCATCTGTAAATTCAATTAATGCTGTTCTTACCGAATCAGATTTAAAATATTCTACGGTGTCATTGGTTTGGTCTAATTCTGCTATGGTAATAAATGCGTCATTATCTTCGTTTCTAATTTGTAATAAATTGCTTGAGGTATTGTAAAAAAACTGATTTGCAAACGTAGTTGATGGAGCTGAACTTCCAGAACTGGTACTTGCCAATGCTTGTAATGCTGAATTAATATCAGCCCTTGTATTTGGGAACGTCTGGTTTGCTATGGTAAAATCATTCTGGCTCATTCTTAATACTCCTAAATAATGTTAAATGTACTCTAATTGTTAACTAGATTCAAGATATCCGTAGCCCTTTGCTACATAATCAAATGTTCTGTCTATTACACTCCCTGTTCCAGCACCTTGATAAAATATTATAGTAAATCCTGTAGCTGATTTTGATGATATAACATACCTGTCATTATTATCTAAATTACCAACACTTATTGCTAAACCTTGTAAATCTTTAAATGCTGGGCTAAATGTTATTGCTTTTCCACTTCCAGAAGTACCACTCGCTGTATTTGCAACGGCTATAGTTCTGTCTGGCATATCAATCGTTGCTGATAAAGCACTGATAGCTGGTGTTGAATTTGAGTTATTTGTTGTCATTTTAACTCGTAATTTTATATATCTGGCTTTGTAATCGCCTAAAATATAATCTGCAAAATCTGAATAGGTTGAATTATCATTAGAAGTCGATATTTGTATTATAGCATTTACATCATCTTGCTCGGTATAACCACCATCAAAAAAACCCTCTTGACTGTCAAATAACCCTTCAAATTCGTCAAAGTTTTCACCTGCATTAAATCTCGTGCTGGTCATTGATGTAGTTACTTGAGAATTATATATAGCACCTAAATCTATTGGATTGGTACTAAATTCATAAAATCCATCTAAATTATCAGCTACTTCTCCACCATCATCAAAGTTGCCTAAAGCACTATCAAAGTTTCCAGAATGGTCATCAAATAATTCACCTAAAGTAATTTGCAAGAAATTAACGCCATCTCTTGCTACAACTTCTGTGTCAGTTTTTGTTCCAGCAAATCCTGTTGACTGTGTTGTGCTAGTTACTACATTAAAATTATCAGCAATCTGATTTCTTATTACCACTTTTTTAGTTGAAGTTTCAGAAGCTATTCCTAAAACATCAACAGCTTTTATCATATAAGTTCCTGTTTGAGCTGGTACTGATATTTGATTTGTTGCCATACTTATATAATTTGCCACAATAGTTGCACCAGCGTAAGTAGGGCTTGATGTAGCTGGAGTATGTCTAATAATATAATGTGATAAATCTAATTCATCATTCGCAGTCCATGAACAAACTGCTAAATTATTAACAATATTTACAGAGAAATCTGCAACATTAGCTGGTGGTAAAGTTTTGCCAACTACCTCGTGCGTTGCAGTTGCAAAAGAAGAATAAACATTAAAGGCATTGACTGACCTTGCTCTAACTTCATATGTCATTCCATCTTCAGCATTTACTAATTCAAATTTTGCTGTTGAGCCAACTGTTTTTGCTTTACCTAATGATGTGTATTCAGTATCGGTTGATGTGTTTCTATACTCAACTTCAAGTTCATTGGTTGTTCCTTGCCCTGATGTTACTTTAATTAACAGAACAGTTGATACAATTCCAGAATATGCTCTCAATATGTCGCTTACTACTAATGATGGTGCTGATACAGTTTCTGCTGTCGGCAAATTAGTATTGTCAGATATAAATTCTGCTTCTTCTGCGTTCCAATCAAAAACACTAGATGATGTTTCTTGCAATATTAAATCAACACCAACATCAGTTTCGTCTGATACAAAAGTCCAATCTGCAACTTGAAATATTTTAGAACTAAAACCTAATCTAGTATTGTTGACAGTAACTGTATCTCCTACCTGTAATTTGAAGGCAGATAGCTTCATTGGTGCTTGTATGACCATTTGTTGTCTGTTTTTAAATAATACAACTTTTGCAATTCGTTGAGCCATTGTTGAAGATATAGTAAAAGGCAAATCAATATTTCCAAATATAGTTTCATCATTATCTTCACTTACAAATGTGCTGGAAGTTACCATTGGATAGTCTGATGGTTGCCAATTACTTTCTGGGCTTGTAAATATTCCTTTTACAGTATTAAATAAATTTCGCCTAGATTGTTTTGTTTGAATAGTAATGCCACCTCTAAAATCATCTTCATCTAAAGTTATAGAAGGAGCAATAAACTTTCCACCAGCTAGAATAAATTTACCATTAGAATAACTTAATATTCCAAGCATAGAGCCTGTAATTTCATCTATTGCTGTCATTGGCTCTACATTTGAATAAATAATACCATTTGCTTCATACCTATCCTCTGTGCCACCAGCATCTAAAGTTATATCCTCATCACATATATTTGCAACTGTGGTAAACGAAGTTGTATCTATTTGAGTTGTGGGAACAGATAAACCAAATCTAGTATCAGATAAATAATCGTATAAAATTAATGCTGGATTTTTAGAAAATGCTGTTGAGCCTGTTCTAAAGTCTAATACTTTCTTTCCTTTTATTTCTGCACTTATATTTGGAATACCTTGTGGAAAAACATCTGCGTCATATTTTAACTTAACATAAAGATAAGCTATTCCAGACAGCATATGGGAAGTTGTCCATTGTGATACTTCTGAAACTAAGTCTGCGTCTGCTTGTTGGTTATCAGTTCCTAAATGTTTTTTTACTCTTACTGTTAATTCTGAAGAATCTGTAAATATATTTGATGCAACAATCGCATACTCGGTTGTTGTTGTTGTACCAGCTAAAAAAGGTTTCGGTGTATTTGGGTTATCTCTGTAGGGTGCTATTCTTGTCTGTCTGCCACCAAAAGGGTCTTGAGCATGATATGATATAGCTGTTGCTTGTACGTCTGTTCTTAAACCTTCCGATATTGTTACTGTTAATGTATGTCTTGAGCCAGAAGCAGAAGAACTGCCACCAGAAGAAATACCATATTCAATACCATTGATATTTATTTTGTCTGTAGTTGCTAGTGCAAATGCTACATCAGATATTAAAGTTATTGAGGTAATTCCTTTTTTTATACCATGACCATCAACAACTCTACTTCCACCAAAAGGCAATGATGTATTAAAGGGCATAGAAACATATTCAGAAACTATAAATGACCTTGTTTTAGTTGTGAATCTTGATTCTTTTGCATATTTGCTTGGGCTTGTTACCTTAAATTGAGTTTCTCCATTTGCGTCTGTTCCAGCACTTGCAAGAGTTAGTTCATCTTCACCAAAATAAACTTTATCAATAGATTGTATTTCATGCGAAGCCATTTGAACAACAATATGCAAGTCTTGATTTTTATTAGTGGATTCCATGAATAAAATACCACCAGATTTTTTTGTTTCTCCATATACAGTATCTCTAGGAATGATTGGCTGTTTGACCATTTCAGTTCTTGATTGCAATTGTTGTGCATAGTTAGCTTTTGGTTTTTTTGCAAATGCTTTAGATAAAACTGCTGATACAGCAAGATTAAGTAGAAAACCACCTATAAAATTAGTAAAAGAAAAATTTGCAATTTTTGTTTTTGCTAAACTTACAGCTTTTTTTGCAATATCTACAACAAAACTCATTTTATATAATGCCCTTTAGTTAATATTTCTTTTTGTATAATCTTGTCATTATGTATTCTTAAATATTTAATTTTTTTATTACAGCCAAGCAACTGAGTGTAATAGCTTAAAGTCCAATCCATAATTTTTTTTACATTTTTTCTAGCAACAATATCCCCATGCCATAAAATATCACCAGAGTTCCATGATTCTTGAGAAACCTTGTTTGTTTTTAATAAATTATTTTCTTCTAATTTATTCAAAAAAGCCCAATTAGAAAATCCATAAACTCTTCCATTTTCTTTATGTATTTTGTATTGATTAAGTTCTAGTGATGGATATATATGTGCAAGTATTTCATCTTCTGAATTATGTTTATATCTATCAAACTCTTTATATAATTTTATTATTGGGTGTACATTAATCATGTTGTGCCACCACCCCAAATTATTTTTTTGTCTTGTAAGTCATCAACAAACTCTAAGCCTTTGTCATTGGGAAAGAAATGTTTTTGGTCTTGGTCTGTGTACCTGAAATCAAGTGGTCTTTCTAATGATATAAGTTTACTTTCAATATCAAATGATATTACTGATGTATCTCCTTCTTCTGATATTTGAACTGTATCTACAAAACCAGAAAATATTTCATAAGGTGTATCTACAACAGCTTGAGCATTACTTGTCGTTGTAAGCACTCCAAAATAAACATTAACCACCACCCCTTGCTGGGTTTGCGTCAATGCACTTGCAAGAACACTTGTATTTAGACCACTAGCAGATATTTTTATTCCATTGGCTTTGGTTTCTGCTGATTCTTGAACTTGACCTATAGATATTAAATTTCCTAAACCTGTATACGTTTGACTTAAAATAGTAAACTCACCATAGCCAGTCCAAATTCTTAATGGTGTAGCATATAAAAATTCAACTGCATAAAATGGTCTAGTTTGAGTGCTAGATAATTGTGTAGAAAATGAGCTACCAATCGTTCTAGCCATAATAATTAACCTTTAGACTTTGTGGCTTTTTTCTTAGTTACTTTTTTCTTTGCTTTGGTTTCTGTTGGTGAATCAACTTTTACTTCCATAGCTAAATTGCTATTTACAAAATTATTGCCTAACTCAATTTGCCATTGTTCAGTACAATCTATAATCTCATTATTTTTGTAAACTCTAGTAGCGTTGCCAGATATATTACAGGATGCTTC